GACCACGACGTCATGCTCGCCATCGGACGCCTCGAAGGCAAGCTCGACTCCCTCCTCCAGATGCGCCAGCAGCAGCAGGCCGAGATCAAGGAACTCGACTCACGGGTGCGGACTTTGGAGAACGCAAAATCCATCATCATTGGCGGAGCTGGCATCGTGTCAGGGGCCGTGACAATCTTCATCAACCTCATGAACAAGTAGACCATGCAGACAATCACTCTTCTTGAGCCGACCCAGCTCTCTTCCGCAATCACTGGCTCTGCCGTCTCTTACGATCCGATCATCGACTCAGTCGGCACGGCAATGATTGTCTTGAAGCAGACCGGCGCATCTCCGGGCAACCCAAGCGGCTCAGCTACCATTGAGATTCAGGGGGCTTACAGCCAAAGCGGAGATTGGGCAACGCTGTACTCGGTCTCGTCTTCTGCGCTTACCCGCCCTCTTGGCGTGTCTCTTGCGTTCGGCGCAGGTACCGGTGGATACAGCACGGTCGCTGCTGTCGTGCAGACGCTTCCGTTCATGCGGGTGTGCACTTCTGCTGCGCTCACCAACGGTTCCCAGGGCACCATTTCCGTCGTCATCGGCAATGGCTGACATCAAGAAATGACGAGCTCAAGAGTACAGACCGACCCCGCAACGGGGCCGTTTCTTTACTCGGGCTCCGCACTCTCTAGGCGCATCAACCGGGGCAAAGAGCGGACGTCCTCGCTCCTCCCGGCCAATACGGACGGTTCGACTCTTGACTTCAACCTGACTTATGCGCTTCCGTCTGTTGTTGCGTTTTCTCGCGCATCGTCTGGGACATACATTGATTCGCAAGGGAAGGTGCGGACAGCTGCCAGCGACGTTCCGAGGTTTGACCATGACCCGATTTCGCTCAAGCCATTGGGGCTGCTGAGCGAGGCACCGGCGACAAATTTTCTTTGTTGGTCTAACTCGCTAAATACGTCTGGCGGCGCAAACAACTGGATTCACAGCCAAGTTACCTTCATTGGGCTTGTCGAAGCTCCGAGCGGCCTTCTTGAGGCGCCAGCCTTCACGGCATATGAAGCAGGCTACCAGGCTGGCGTCAGCAACTTTCCAAACATCATTACTTCAGGAACGTGGACATTCAGTGTTTGGGTAATGCGTGTTGACGAAACCGACGGAAGCGGCGAGGTCATGGTCATGGTCGATGAAGACAATCTCATCGAAGAAGAGATTCCGTCAAAGACATGGATCAGACTTTCAGTGACGGGTTTTACTGCAAGTCCAAGCCCTGGCGTGTTTTCTCTGCGTTCGGGGACAAAGTTTGCCGTTTGGGGGGCGCAACTGGAAGTCGGATCAGCCGCTTCCAGCCTGATAGTGACAGAGAGCTCACTTTCCACGCGAGCGGGTGATTTCGCCTCGCTTAGCGGGAAATCCCTGGACATTGCTGTTGATCGTAGTCAAGGAACGTTTCTGGTCGTAGGGGACCGGTATGACTCAACTCCGACGGTGTCTCGGATGATGACCTTGCAAGACACTACTGCTTTCAACAACGAAATCAGTGCTTCGATCACTTTCAACGGCGGTCGTCTGCGGATCATCCATAGAGGCACGAGCCAAGCACAGATCACGGGTATGCCTCCAGGCATTCAAGCTGCTGCGGTAAGGAGGATTGCTTTCAGGTACGGAACGAACGATGCGTTCGTGGCGGTGAACGGATTTCCCGGAAGTCCAGACACTTCCGTCATCGTCGCGGAGTTCGACATTATGCGAATCGGCCATGTAGCGACTAGCGCGACCGCGTGGGATTGGACCAGGGGTCACATATCGCGCATCAAGTACTGGCCCTTCAAGTTCAGCAACGCACAGCTTGCGGCACTCTCCGCGGGGTAATCAAGTGGACTATCTGCTCCGAACGGCCACCAAGGACGACATGGTTCAAGCCCTGGTTCAGTGCGGTCTCGCACACAACTCGGCCGGGTTCGTGGACGCGGACGGGGTGGAGGTGCCCGCTTCGGTAGACGCCGTCAACGGCGCATCGCTCGACCTAATCGGGGAGATCCCGGGCAAGGACTCCAGGTTTCACGCCAATCTGAGGACGGCCAAACGGCTTCCCGTCGAGGTCGAGTCCATGCTTCCGACGTTTCGGGATGTTCCGGAAGTCCCCTACAGAAAGTGGTTTTGATGTCCAGAAACAAGAAGGCTCTTGAGTCTCTGCATGGGCTCCTTATCGAGGAGCTCATCGGCCGCATCCAGGGCGGGGCGGCAACCCCGAGCGACCTCAACGTCGCCCGGCAGCTGCTCCGCGACAACCAGATTGACTGCGCGGCAATCGAGGGTGCACCGATCCTGAAGCTCGCGGAGAATCTCCCGTTCTCCGATGACGAGGAAGAGGCTGCGTGAGCAAGAAGAAGGACCCTACGCAGGACTTTCGGAACGTCCTGTACATGGTCTGGAAGCACCTGAACCTTCCGGACCCGACGCCGCTCCAGTACGACATCGCCACGTTCCTTGACAACGGCCCGAAGAGGTGCGTCATCCAGGCGTTCAGAGGCGTCGGGAAGAGCTGGATCACCTCCGCCTACGTTCTGCACGTTCTGCGGAAGAACCCCGACACCAACATCCTGGTGGTCTCCGCGAGCAAAAGCCGTGCGGATGACTTCACGACGTTCACCAAGCGGCTGATCGAGGAGATGCCGCTCTTCCAGCACCTGAAGCCAAGGGAGGGGCAGCGCGACTCCAAGATCGCCTTCGACGTCGGTCCGGCGAAGGCTAGCCACGCGCCGTCCGTCAAGAGCGTCGGCATCACCGGCCAGCTCACCGGCAGCCGTGCGGACTTGATCGTCCTTGACGACGTCGAGGTCCCGAACAACTCCGAAACCCAGATGATGCGGGACAAGCTCGCTGAGTCCATCAAGGAGGCGGACGCGATCATCAAGCCGGAAGGCCGCATCGTCTTCCTCGGAACTCCCCAATGCGAGGACTCGATCTACCGACTTCTGGAGGACCGCGGCTACCAGACCAGAATCTGGCCCGCGGAGTACCCGAACTCCCAGATGTTCGAGCAGTACGGCAAGCGCCTGGCCCCCATGATTGCGGACAGCTGGGACGTCACCAGGATTGGGGAAGCCACGGAACCAACCCGTTTCTCGCTCGTTGACCTCGCCGAGCGGCGCCTGTCCTACGGCAACTCCGGCTACTCCCTCCAATTCATGCTCAACACCTCGTTGAGCGACCAAGAGAGGTACCCGCTCAAGCTGTCGGACCTCGTGGTCATGGACTTTGACAACGAGCATGGCCCTGAAAAGGTCTTCTGGAGCGGGGCACCGGAGAACGCCCTGGCCGACCTGCCCAACGTCGGCCTCCGCGGTGACCGCTACCACCGCCCGTTCCGCGTCCAGGGGGACTATGTCAAATGGCAGGGCGTCGTCATGACGATCGACCCCTCCGGCCGAGGCGAAGACGAGACCGGCTACGCCGTTGTCGCCAGCCTGAACGGCTGGATGTACGTCCTGGACTGCGGCGGCCTCCGTGGCGGCTACACCCCGCAGAACCTCCAGAAGCTGGCCGACATTGCCCGCAGGTACAAGGCCAACGAAGTGCTCGTCGAGGCCAACTTCGGCGACGGTATGTTCAACAACCTCCTGCTCCCGTATCTCCGGGAGACCTACCCCGTGACCCTTACGGAGGTCAAGCACAGCCAGCAGAAGGAACGGCGCATCGCCGACGTCCTGGAGCCGGTCATGAACCAGCACCGTCTGGTGGTGCCCCCAAGGCTCGTCCGGGAGGACTACAGCTCCGTTGGGGACGTCCCCACGGACAAGCAGGCGTCCTACCGCCTGATGTACCAGCTGACCCGCCTGACGCGAGACCGGGGGGCCCTTCGCCACGACGACCGGCTGGACGCCCTCGCAATGGCCGTGCAGTATTACAAGGACCATGCCTGCGCGGACGTCGAGGCAAACATCCAGGAACGGAAGGCCCGGCTCCTGGAGAAGGAAATGGACGACTTCGAGCGGAGCTGGAACAAGCTCTACAAGCCACGGGAGTCCCAGAGCTGGATCAGGATTGGTCGCTAGTGCGCCTAGATTGCCTTATGGCGGCATTCAGGCATTGGAATGTACTCCGGGGTGCCTGGCACAGCCATCGCATCCTGGAGCCTCCTAGGGCCCTTAGAAAGGAAACGGAGATTTCCTGAGCATCCCGGGCCAGGAATGGCTATGGAAAGGCAAGGCCGCTGGCGGACCTGCCGGAGCCACCAAGGCGGTCCTTGGGTCTGACACACCAAGGACTGGCGTGATGGAGTCAACGTACCAGCATGGGGGAAGGGGGCAAGAGGAAACCTAAAGAGGTTGTTTCTACCGTTTTTCTCTTACGGATCCACCAAAACCCTTACGGAGACCCTGCTCGATGTCTAACGCGAAGCCTGCTCGGTGTCGGTCTCTGACCGTCAGGGGCAGCCGTTGGAAGGTCCGGTGGGTCAACAACCTCGGCGACAATTACGGAATCTGCGACTACGCCAAGAAAGAGATCCGGATTGCCAAAGGGCAGCCGACGGCAACCGAACTCGATACCGTCGTGCACGAGCTTCTCCACGCGGCACTGCCCGATCTCGACGAACCGGCAATCGCGGAAACCGCGGAGGCCCTGGCGACGGCGTTGGTAAAGCTCGGGTTCGTCCAGAAGCATCCGTAACGAGTCCACTGGTCCCCAGGGGGGTAGGCGTAACCGCCTAACGATGGTCCAAGAATGGCCTAGCCAGCCATACGACGCCGTGACGGCATCCGGCAATGTGGGCACTAAGTCCCACTCGGCCCCCCCGGGACCGGCCAAAGTTTTTGGGCAAAAATCTGAGAGGGTGGGGCTA